AAACCACGACGCTGATCGCAGGGATGCCGTCGTAGCTGGTCTCGTAGAGCTTGACCGAATACGGATACGTCGAGGACGAGGTGAACGAGCCGCCGGTGAACTGGTAGAAGGTGTTTTCGCCCAGTGCGGCGTAGTAGTGGAGCAGAATCTTGTTGCCGGCTTCTACCTCTTCCCTGTCGTAGTAGTAGGTGGTCGTGGCGCCCTCCCGGATGATGCCGAGCAGCGTGACACCGGTCACCGTGCCGAAATCCGGCACCGGATAGTGCTTGCTGTAGCAGCGCGATGCATCCGGCTTGTGGTTACGGTTATACTCGCCGGGAGAGTACGCCGTGCCGTCGCCGATCAGGCTGTTCAGGTAGCGGATCGGCACTGAGTAAGACGGTACGCCGCCGGAATGGCTGCTGACCGTAATGCCGACAACCTTGCCCTCATCGTTGATGAGCGCACCGCCGGAGTTGCCGCTGATGACCTGCGCCGTGCTTTCGATCATCGGTGCAAGGTAATCGTCGTTTTCCGGGTCGGTCACCTTGCCGGTCGTAACCGTTGCGGCGCCGCCGCCCGGGTAACCGAGCGCGTAGACCGTGTCGCCTTCCTCGACCTCAGTGGTAACACTGAGGTACGGCAGCGTGCTGCCGACTACACGGATATGCGCGATGTCCGCGTCCGCGTCAAAGCTGTAGATCGTGACTTCCCGCTTGGTGCCGTCGTACATCTCAGCCACAAGGCGGTAAACGCCGTTGACAAGGTGTCCACAGGTTACAGCATCGCCGCGTGCGCTGAGCACAACGCCGCTGCCGATGCCGAGGATATTATTCTTGTAATCGTAGGCGTACAGCTTGAAAATCGCCGGTACACAGGCACTGAACACCTCGTCCGCCGTCATGCCGATATGTGCTTCCACAGTGAAGCTCTGCCGCAGATCCGGCTTTGCCATACGGGTGACGATAGCCGCAACCTCGCTGCGGCGAATGTTGGTGTTCGGCTTGAAATCATGCGCGTTGTTGCTGCCCGTAAGTACGCCCGCCCGGTACAGACGGTACACATCAGCGGCATAGCCTGCCGACATGTCCACATCCGCAATCGCACCGTCCGCAATGTTGTTGATCGCGGTCAGGGCGTCCTCCGGCAGCGCGTTTGCAAAGATGGACGCAAACTGTGCTCGGGTCGCCGGCTGATCGTAATCCGCATAAGTCGTGTTAATAATACCATTTTCTAATGCATACGTCACATACGGCTGATACCACGGACGCGCAGTCTCAAAATCTGTCGTGCCGCTGACATAGGTGCTGTGCAGACACGCCGCCAGCTTGATCGCCTGTGCGATCGTCAGGTTGCTGTTCGGCTTGAACTGGGTGGCGTTTACACCGTCCACCAGCTTGTATTCATACGCCGCCTGAACATTCTGCGCGTACCACTCGGTTGAGGGCACGTCGGTGAACTGTCCGGCAGGATACGTTGTTTTCGAGGTAAAGTTTTCATAGCCCGCAAAAGCCGCAGGCAGCATGCCGACCATCAGCGCAGCCGCTGTGATCAGACTGAGCAATCGTTTTTTCACGAATTGCATTCCTCCCTTTTGAGGCGTGGGTTTGTGGATTGGGATACAGGGCCGCAGAGCGACCCTGCTGAGCTGTCGCGAAACTACAGTTTCGCCGACAAGAGGAACGGACCGTGGGCCGTTCCAAAGTCGTCCGAAAGTTCCTATTCAGAAACTTTCTCCCTCTAGAAGTCAAAAAAGCGTGATACATGCTCCCGCTTTTTTGGCATTTGCGCAGCAAATGCTATTTCATGCGCGCTTCCGCGCGAAACACTTAGAAATACCAGTTAAATAGCATCTCCAGCAAACCGGTTCACATTTACTTAAATATACACCGATTCTGTGAGGAATTGGTGAAATATTTGTAAAAATCGGTTTACAGAACGGTTTGCAAAACTCAGTTCTCGTAAGCGGCTACGATCTCGCCGATATACATAGTGTGGTAGTCGTGATCGCCGTACCACTTGTCCTGCACTTCCTGCGCCATATCGTCCGGTGCGATGTCGGTCACACCGCGCTTGCGGCAGATAAGTACCAGCTCGGCCTCCTCGAAGGTCGGCTGACCCTCTACGAATACCGGGGTAAGGCCGCTCTCGTGCATCTTATCCATGTCACGGCCAGACTTGGAGCCCATCTTGTTCAGCGCATCACGGTTGCCGTCCTTGAGCACAGTCAGGGTGAAATACTCGCCTGCGTCTACAAACTCCTTGGTGAAGCGGCTCTTGCGGATATAGCAGGTCGCACTCGGCTTGCCCCACATAACGCCTACAGCACCCCAGCTTGCGGTCATGGTGTTCCACTTGTCCTCAGTGCCTGCGGAAATCAGCATCCACTTCTGACCGATCAGGTCGAACGGATTGAAAGACTTTTCGGCAATGTTGATCTTCTTCATGATATGTTACCTCCTGAGAGAATTGTTTAGCAAATTGAGAATGGAGAATTGAAAATTGAAAATCAGCGCTATCCTTGCGCGAGTCCCGTCCGCGCTGCGCTGGTATCGCGCAAGGATAGCGACATTCTCTATTCTCCATTATCCATTACTACTGCCTATCCAGCGGCATTGTGCGGCGCAGCTTCATCTCCTGCCAGTCCTCACGCGAGATGAGGATCTGGCGCGGCTTCGAGCCTTCGGACGGGCCGATGATACCGCGATCCTCAATCTGGTCGATGATACGCGCGGCACGCGAATAGCCCAGCTTCAGACGGCGCTGCAGCATAGATGTGGACGCCTGACGGCAGTCCATGATGACCTCGATGGCCTCCTCGATGAGTTCATCCTCATCGTCGCCCGGGTCGTTCGTGCCGCTGCTGCCGCCCTTGTTATTGCCTACCTGCTCGGCCTGCTGCTCAATGTGCTCGAGGATTTCCTCGCTGTACTCGGCGGTGCTGGTCTCCTTGATGCGGGCAATAACAGCTTCAATCTCCTCGTTGGAGATAAAGCAACCCTGTACACGGGTCGGCTTGCCCGCACCGAGCGGCGCATACAGCATATCGCCCTTGCCGATCAGCTTTTCCGCGCCGGTCGTATCCAGAATGATACGGGATTCGATCTGGCTGGCTACCGCAAACGCGATACGCGACGGGATATTTGCCTTCATGATACCGGTGATAACGTCAGCCGACGGACGCTGTGTTGCTACAACAAGGTGCATGCCTGCGGCTCGCGCCTTCTGCGCGATACGGCAGATGGAGTTCTCGACTTCCTTGGCAGCGACCATCATCAGGTCGGCCAGCTCATCGATGACGATGACGATCTGCGGCAGCACCTGATACTGCTCGGGATGACCGTCCTCGGTCTGCTCTGCTTTGGCCTGTTCGGAACGCATGAGGTCGTTATAGCCGACCAGATTGCGCACCTGATGGTCTGCGAACAGCTTATAGCGGCGTTCCATCTCACCGACCGCCCAGTTGAGCGCACCGGCGGCCTTTTTCGGGTCGGTAACGACCGGAATCAGCAGGTGCGGAATGCCGTTGTAGTTGCCCAGCTCGACCATCTTCGGGTCCACCATGATGAGGCGGACCTCCTCCGGTGTGGACTTGTACAGCAGCGAAATCAGCATGGAGTTGATGCACACCGACTTACCGGAGCCGGTGGTGCCGGCAATCAGCATGTGCGGCATCTTGGCAATGTCACCGATGACCGGCTTGCCGGTGATGTCCTTGCCAACGGCAAAGGACAGGCGGCTTTTCGCATTCGCGAACGCCGGAGAGCCGATACACTCGCGGATAAAGACGGTATTGACCGTCTTGTTCGGCACCTCGATGCCGACCGCGACCTTATCCGGGATAGGCGCGATACGCACGTTCGCCGCGCCGAGCGACAGCGCAATGTCGTCCGACAGGGCGGTGATGCGCGAGATCTTGATGCCGCGCGGGATGGTCAGCTCGAACCGGGTGACGGACGGGCCGCGCACGATGCCGATGATCTGCGCCTCGATGTTGAACGAGTCGAGCGTATCGAGCAGGCACGCCGAGCTTTCGCGCAGCTCGGCTTCTGCGCCCGCGACAGAGGCGTGCTTGCCCTGTGTCAGCAGGTCGATCGGCGGGTAGTCGTAGACCGGCATGGGCGCTTTCTGGCTCTCGTCGATAGCGATATTCATGGCTTCCTGCTCGGTCTCCGAGATGTTCTCGGTCTTTTTCGACTTGGATGCCGGTGCCGGAGCCGCCTCATGCTCGGGCTCGGAAACATGCGCCGATTCTTCCTCCGGCTGCTTGTTTTCGACCAGATCCATAATGCTTCCGGCCTTTTTCTTCACGTTATCGCGCAGTGAGCGCAGATATTCGTCCGGTGCGATGGCCTTGCCCTTGCGCTTTCGCGGGTCGATCAGTTCCTCGCCCGGCTTATCCTCTCCGGGCGGGTCGGTGTCGATCGGGATGTCAAAGTCGGATTTACGGTGTGCGCGGCGTTCCTCTCGGCGCTGTGCATGCGCAGCTGCCGCCTCGTGGATGTTCGGCAGCTGTAGAGGTGCTTCGTAGCGCTCGCGCTCCTCCTCGTCCTCGTATTCGTACTCGGGCGGACGAACCATGTCGTACAGCGCCTGCGGCGTAATCCGGCAGGCCACCAACAGCGACACGATGAACAGCACCAGCAGGATGAGCAGTGCGCCGATGGACGAGAGCGCCCACTCGAGCAGGATGTACAGACCGCCGCCCAGCAGACCGCCGGACGAGCCTTCCATGCCGGTAGAGAGCAGACCGCTGAGCGTGCTCATGGACAGGTCGTACGCATTTGCACACGAAAAGGCGTGAATGATACTGCCGACCAGCAGCGGCATGAGCGCGATACACGTTCCGCGCAGGCGCACGGGACCCTTGGGACGCGCAAACAGCAGCACGGCGATGCCGATCAGCGCAAACGGCATGACATACGCGCCCTTGCCGATGAGCGCACCGATGCCGCGGTGCAGCCACTTGAGCAGCACGCCGTCGATCGGCAGGATCGACAGCAAGCACAGCAGACCGACAATGCCCCAGATTGCGCCCCAGACCGGACGGGACAGGATCGGACCGAGTTCCTCCGGCTGCGGCTGTGCCGCACGCTTGCCCTTGGGCGCGCTTTTCGTCGATTTTTTAGTTGTGGTTTTCCTTGCAGCCAAAACTTCTATCCTTCAACTTTCTTTGTGATTCAATCCGACGGCGTTCTGCGCCGTTTTTCCGCTTTCTGCGGATACTCTGCAAGTATATTATAGCATAGAAATCCGGTTTTTACCACTGTTTTTCCGGAAAACAGCGGCCGGTCTGCTCGTTTAGCCGTTCTCTGCGATGATGCGGTCGATGGCGGCTGCTACTCCGTCCTGGGCGTTGGTGAGCGTCTCGCGCAGGCACAGATTTTTAACGGCTGCGCTTGCGTTTCCCATCGCAATCGGAAGGGCTACGGCGTTCAGCATTTCGAGGTCGTTTTCGCTGTCGCCGATGGCCGCGGCGTGGTCGAGGTCGGTGCCCAGCTCGCGGCACAGCATGCCGAGAGCAACGCCCTTGTCCGCGGCCGGCGTGATGACCTCGAGGTTATCGGTCGCGCTGCTCATCACGCGGATACCCGGAATCTGTTCCAGCTGCGCACGGGCGCGCACGAGCATGACCGGGTCCTGGCTGCGGATGAACATTTTATCAACCGAAATGTGGTTTGTGGCAATATATTCCGCAACAGACGGTACAACTTTTTTCGCACTTAAATAGCCTTCATTCGACTTATACTTGCCAAATTCGATATCATCATACGGAGTAATGAGCAACGTCTCCCCTACATACACCATCGTGATCATGCCGATGCGCTCCACCACGGCAGACGCACGCACGGCAGCTTCCCACGGCATGGACATACGCATGGTGCAGCGCTCCTGCGACACGCTCGACAGCGTAGCGCCGCCCGAGGTGACCATCTGGTCATCCGTACCGAGCATGAGCGCGAAGTCGCGTGCCTCGCCGCAGATGCGTCCGGTGGAGACCACAACATGAATGCCGCTCTCGCGGGCACGGCGCACGGCATCGGCGGTCGCCGGAGAGACCTGATTCTGCGGATTGAGCGCGGTTCCGTCTAAATCGAGCGCGATAAGGTCGATTTTTTTCATCTTCTTTCCTCCTGATACTGGCGCTGCTGCGCCGCATATTTTCCATCTTATTCAGCATACCGCAGCTGGGCAAAAATTGCAAGCAAATAAAAAAATCGAACATTTGTTCTTGACAAATTCGGATTTTGCTCCTATTCTATGGCTCATCGAAAGGAGGTGAGGCCATGTGCAGCGAAAACGAAAGGCCGGATCGGCTGATCCGCATGCTGTACGACATCGCAGACGATGCGGAAGCGCCCGCGAACAGCCGGCTCAGCGCGATCAAGGAAATTCTCGACCGGACGGTCGGCAAAGGCGTAATGCTGGGCGGCGAGCAGACCGAAGTCCAGCCGGTGGAGATCGTGTTTCGGATCGTAGACGATACGAATTCCCCGTAACACGGCGGCAGGCAGCGTTCATGCAGTCGGATACGCTCGAAACCCTGTTCGGCGGCGCGGCAGGCGGCGGCAAAAGCCACGGCCAGCTGCTCGATGCTTTGCGGTTTGCGGTGTGCTATCCGGGTTCGCGGCAGCTCATGCTGCGACGGACCATGCCGGAGCTGGAGCGCTCGCTTGTACCGGCGGCTTTGCGGCTGTATCCGCAGTGCATTGCAAAGTACAAGGTGAGTGAGCACCGGTGGGATTTTGCAAACGGTTCGGCGCTGGAATTCGGGTACTGCGATGCGGAAAGCGACGTGACCAGGTACCAGAGCGCGGAATACGATGTCATCCGGTTCGATGAGCTGACACATTTCACCGAAAGCCAGTTCACCTATCTGCTGTCGCGTATCCGCGGCACGAACGGATTCCCCAAGCAGGTCAAGGCAACGACCAATCCCGGCGGTGTCGGTCACCAGTGGGTGAAGAGCCGGTTTATCGACTCTATGCCGCCGGACACCGTGCGCGAGTTCGACGGCGGCACGCGGCTGTTCCTGCCCGCAAGACTGGGCGACAATCCGTTTCTCCGCAAGGCGGATGCAGGCTACGAGAAACGCCTGAAGCTGCTCTCTCCTGCCGACCGGAAAGCACTGCTCGACGGCGTGTGGGAGCTGAACGAGGGACAGTATTTCAGCGAATTCTCACGCGACCTGCATGTTGTAAAGCCGTATGCCATCCCGCACGACTGGCGGCGCTGCCTGACCATCGACTACGGTCTGGATATGCTGGCAGCGCTTTGGATCGCGCAAAATCCGGACGGACACAGCGTGGTCTACCGCGAACTCTACCGTCCGGGACTCATCATTTCGGATGCAGCGGCGCAGATGCTTGCCTGTGAGACGGCGGGAGAACACATCGACTGCCGTCTCGCGCCGCCCGATCTGTGGAACCGACGGCAGGAAACCGGCAGAAGCGCGGTAGAACTGTTCGCGGACAGCGGACTGGATTTTATCAAAAGCAGCAATGAACGCGTCGCCGGATGGCTGGCGCTGCATGAGCTGCTGCAGCCGCGCAAGGATACGGACGGCGCCGTTCGTCCCAGGCTGACGATTTTCGACACCTGCCACAATCTGATCCGCACGCTGCCTGCGCTGCAGCACGACAAGCGCAATCCGTCCGACACAGCGAACACGCCGCACGAGCTGACCCATGCGCCGGATGCGCTCCGCGGGTACGCCGCGACCGTTTATGAGCCGGTGAAGGCTGTGCCGCAATCGGCGTATGACTGCGAAGTAGGAGAATTTCTCAGGTTTTGACTGAAAGGAGGCATTATGGAAATTTTATGTTACGCGCTGTCTGCGGCGGTGCTGGTTTTGACCGGTGCAGTCATCTCCGGCGGTGTGGTTCTGCCGCGGCGTTTGCCGAAGGAGCACACGGCAGAATCTACGCCGGAGGATACGCTCAGCCGCGATCTGGCGGCGCTGATGAACTACGGACGAGAGGAGGACAACGATGAAATTTGATCCGTCACCGACGGCTATCTGGAAGAAATATGAGCGCGACCGCGACTACAAGCGCTCAATCGGTTTATACGACCGTGTTCGGCGCAACGAGGCGTTTTACCTCGGCAGGCAGTGGGAGGGACTGCGCGTGCAGTCCCTCGACCCGCTGATCTTTAACGTGCTGCGCCGCTGTGTCAACCTGTTTGTGTCCATGCTGGTCTCCGACGATGTGGCGGTACGCGCCCAGCCGTTCGACATGGACAAGGACGGTCGGCAGACCGCGCATGTGCTCGAGCGTGCGTTTGCATCCGCGATCGAGCGTTCGGGTGTCAAGGCACTCGGCCGCCCGCTGCTGAAAAACGCCTGTGTGGACGGCGATGCGTGCTTCTACATGCACTTTGATCCGGCGCTTGAGACCGGTCAGGCGGTTAAGGGCGATATTGCGGTGGAACTGATTGATTCCACGAACATCTGCTTCGGCAACGCCGCCTGCGATGAGGTACAGCGCCAGCCGTACATTATCATTGCCATGCGGCGCGACGCAGAGGAGGTGCGGCAGGAAGCGCGCGCCAACGGCATCTCTGCGAGCGATGCGGAAGCCATTCGGCCGGATGACAGCGGCGAATACCATCGTTACCGCACCTCGAGCGACAGCGACCGCGTGACTGTACTCCTGCACATGCGCAGGACCGAGAACGGCATTGCCTTCTGCAAGACCACGCGAAACGCGGTCGTAATGCGCGAAAAGGTGCTTCCCTATCGGCTGTATCCGGTGACGCACCTTTGCTGGAACCGCGTGCGCGGCTCGTGCCACGGCGAAAGTCCGCTGACCGAGGCGATTCCGAACCAGATTGCCATCAACAAGCTGTACTCGATGTACGTCCAGTGCATCAAGCAGGTGGCGTTCCCTAAGATCGTGTACGACATGACGCGGTTCCCGAACGGCTGGTCGAACGACGTCGGCAAAGCGATCGGCATGCGCGGCAACCCGAATGAAGCGATCGCTGCCGCATTCCGCGCACCGGATATCTCGGCACAGGTGCTGCAGCTGCTCAAGCAAATGATGACCGATACCGCGGAGCTCATGGGCGCAAGCGAGGCCGCACTCGGCACGGTCAATCCGGACAACACCTCGGCGATTATCGCGGTGCAGAACGCAACGGCAGCGCCGCTCGAGCTGACCAAAATGGAGTTCTATCGCTTTACCGAAGACTGGGCGCGCGTGTTTCTCGATCTGATGGGTGCGCACTACGGCGTGCGCACGCTCGTTCTGCCGAACGAGGACGGCGGCGAACCCGAAAAATGCACGTTCGACTTCTCCGCACTCGCCGGACAGGACATGCGCCTGCAGGTGGATGTCGGCGCGGCAAGCTACTGGTCCGAAACCATGCAGACGATGACAAACGATCATCTGCTGGAGAGCGGCGTTATTTCCGACCCGCTCGTATATCTGGAAAACGTACCGGATTATCAGGTACGCGGCAAACACGACCTGCTGCACGCACTTCGCGTACAGCGACAGCAGCAAAAGGAGGCAAACAGTAATGCAGAAAACCACAGTGAATCCCAATCCTGAGCAGGAAATGACGGTCAATCCGTTCGCACAGGAGCAGGCGGCGGAAATCCAGCCGCAGGAAAATGCGCAGACCTATCCGGTCGAGGTAGACGGCGATATCGTCGAACTGACGCTCGAGGAGCTGATCGACGCAGCCGCACAGGGACTTTCCAAGCGCAACGCCTACATCCGCCGCAACCGCGCGGCAAACGCCATGCCAAACGGCCAGATCTACGCCGCATTCGTCGAGGAATATCCCGATGTCCGTCCCGAGGACATTCCGCAGCAGGTATGGGAGTGGGCGCAGCAGGAAGGCTCGCTCGTGTCCGCGTACCGCAAGTGGGAGATTGCCGAACTGAGAGACGAACTGGCAGCGCTCGAGATGAACCAGAAGAACCGCCGTGCGGCGGTCGGTCCGGCGCAGTCGGACGGGGAACCCGCGGGGGTAGACCCGGTTACGCTCGCTTTGCTCGGCAAGTAACTTTTGCTGAATTGAAAATGGAGAATGGAAAATGGAAAATTACCGCGTTCATTCTCCATTATCAATTATCAATTTTCCATTACTGCACGATTGAACATTTATATAGGAGGTAAATTTTTATGGCTATCAATCTCGCAAGCAAGTATTCCGACCAGATTGTGGAGGTATTCACCCGTGCGTCCTTCATCAAGGGCAAGACTGCCGAGACGTATGACCTGACCGGCGTGAAAACGCTCAAGGTTTACACCCCGATCACCGTCGAAGAGGTCGATTACGACCGTGACGGCGGTCTGAAGCGCTACGGCGATGTGACCGAGATGCAGGATGTGGTACAGGAACTGACCATGACGCAGGACAAGGCGTTTACCCTGACCATTGACAAGGGCAACAACCTCGATCAGAATCTGGTCAAGAATGCCGCCGACATGCTGCGCCTGCAGCTGAACGAAAAGTCCACACCGGCGGCAGACAAGTATGCATTCAAGCGCTTCGTCACCATGGCGGGCAGCATTGTGGAAAGTGCAAAGCCGACCAAGGCGAATATCATCAGCAAGATTGCGGATGCATCGCAGGCACTTGACGATGCGCTTGTGCCGGACGACAACCGCTATCTGTACCTGACCAGCGAAATGTACAAGCTGGTGTGCACCTCGGACGAGTTTGCCGGTGTGGACGTGCTGGCGCGTCAGTCCATCGCCAAGGGCGTGTGCGGCGAGGTATTCGGCATGAATGTCGTCCGTGTTCCCAAGAGCTATCTGCCGGAGGACGTGTACTTCCTAGTTGCACACAAGGATGCCGTGCTCATGCCGTACAAGATTGCGGATGCCAAGGTGCATGAGGACCCGGTCGGCGTGTCCGGTGCACTGATCGAGGGCCGTCACTACTACGACGCATATGTGCTCGGCGCAAAGTGCGGCGGCGTATATGCACTGGTCGATGAGGACTGCCGCTCGAGCGCACCGACCATCAGCCAGGGCAAGATTACCGCGTTCGGCAAGGTGCGCTACACCCTGGACGGCTCGGATCCGCGCTACTCGGATTCCGCAAAGGATTACGTTGCCGGCACTGTGCTGACGCCGGAGACCGGCTGCAAGATTCGCGCATACTGCGTGCAGTCCGGTGCGTATCCGTCCGAGGTAGCGGAAGGCTAAATTCAAATAGCAGATAAGAGTTAGGAGTGAGGAGGTAGGAGGTTTTCTTCGTTTACTCCCCACTCCTGCCTTCTAACTCCTCACTGTATCCAATGAACTCATCACAAAGGAGGTAACCCTATGACCGGAACCGAATGCTTTCGTGCAGCGCTGAATATTTTATCCGAAACACCGGACAGCGGTGTGTATTAC